AAATATTTCCAGCGTGTATTGTCACTTTCAGTTGCTGCTGGATTGTGCAAAGCCGCTGACGTGACTTTTCGTATTGGTGATATGAAAATGTTCACTCTCAAGATTGAAGAGAAACAAGCGTGTGCTTTTGATTTGATGGACGCTATTCTTGCTACTGCAGATTATTTTGTAGAAGCAGGTTATGAAGCTTTCAAAACTAAATCAATTCGCCCTTTTTTCTTTGATAATCAAACAGCTCGCATTCTTGATGAAGCTTACCTAGGCATTAGTGCTAGTATGAAAGCTCTTTCAACAGGCGATCTTGCCAATACGAAGTACAAAACTGAGATGGAACTTGCCCATGTGTTAGAAAATACACTTTCTGGGTATGTAATTCTTCGTCTTCAAACGAGAAATCCCACGGAAAAGCGTACACTAGATTCACGTTGTATGCAATTGGAAGAATGGAAGTTGCAGTTTATCCAACAGACTGTAGCTGGTGGTTTGCGTGAAGCTCCATATTCTGTTTATCTTGTGGGTAAACCTTATAGGCAAATCCATGATGACCCAGGTTTTGGTTGAAGTAGTTTTACAAGCTAATGGTATTAAATATACTCAAAAGCAAGTTGCTACTGTAAACCCGGGTGATAAATTTGCAAGTACCGTGCGAAATGATACTGTTGTTATTATCCTTGATGATTTTGGCAATTTTGTTTTGGAATTTGAGACTGAAAATCCTCTCAAGTACATTATTGAGATTTGTAACAATGTTATTTCTTATGTACCTAAAGCTGAAGCTGCCGATAAAGGTAAAATTGCGTGGCGACCCAAGATGGTCGTTACTACATCTAACCTTGATGATTTGCTTTTCAATAAATTGTCCAATGCGCCTGGTTCTGCTAAGAGGCGCGGTTTGCGTATGAAACCTATTTTGAAAGCCAAGTATTCTGAACATGATCGTTTTAGCGAAGACAAATATCGCGAATTGAATGATGGTATTCTTCCTGCTGTACCTGATGCTTACACTATTGATATTCAAGAGTGGGGTGTTAAGAAGTGGGAATATATGTCTTTTAGGGAATCAATTTCAAAAGATTTGACATATGCGGAAGCTCTAGAATTTCATATTGCTAAGTCCCGTGAGCATTTTAGAAAGCAAGCAAATTTTGTCAAGAATCATGGTAAAATTCGTGAGCAAATTGTGATTTGTGATCATAATCGTATTAAGTCCGAATGCCATGCATGCTCCAAACGTCATGATGATGAAGAATTGATGGATGCTGAAGATTTTTCTGTCGAGAAGTTTGAACATGCATGTGCCCAAGCTCTTGGTGTCGATGAAGTTCATGAACCACATTTCGGCGTTGAAACCTTAATGAATTGGTTTTGGCGTTGGATTTTTGGTCGATTCCTTACTTTACTGTCACCTTTTTATGTCAGTTTTGGTAATTATTTGGCCAATTCTAGCAATGCACAATTACAAGTTATTAATGATCGCTTGCATTATTTTTCATTATTTGGGATTTATGATTATTTACCCGAGTTTGTGGTGAATCATCCTCTTTTTGAGTCTTATTTGATTATGACTAAATCTGTTTCTATTGTGATGAAATATTGGCAATTGTTGTTCACTTTTGTTTTGTCTTTTGGTTTCTTTTTGTTGTGACCTGCTTTTGGAGGAACATTGAACTGTTGTGTTGTCTGGCCTTATTTGATCCAATGCGCAACTGTCACTCATGTGCGTGTCATAGAAGAATTTCGCGAACGTCGTGGTGCACTCCCTGCTGAGTTCACTGCTAGTCGCGATAAATTTCTAAGATACGCTTTGGTTGGTACTTTCCTTCTTGGTGGCCTTGCTGCCGCGTACAAACTATATCAATCTGCAAAGATAATGGAACCTCATGGTAACATTACTCCTGAAACTCTCGATGATATTAAGAAACGCGATGCAGAAGCTTCTGATTGGGCTAAAACTGTTGCTGATGCTCTACCTTCGTCTTCAAAATCAAATTGTATTGATCATGATACATTACTTGCTAAAGTTCAGAAAAATTTGGTTTATGTAAATTTTGTTGATGAAGAAGGAAAAACTAAGTATGTTAATGGTTTTTTCCGCAAATCGAATGAACTTCTTATTCCGTATCACATCTTAACTGACAAGTCAAGAACTTATACAATTTATCGGAAGGGGGAGCATGTTCGCGGAGCACGTTTTACTGAAATTTTCTCCATTGGCTCTGCCTCCGTTCATTCTACTAAAGACCTTGCGCTTGTTCAGTGTTGTAATACTGCGCCTTTTGCTGATTTGACTCAATATTTTGCTTTGGAAGAGGTTGCTCGATTACCTTTTGCCATTACATTTCAGATATAAGATGGTACGCATATACTTGGACATGGAATTGCTTATAATGGAAACGTAAATAATTCTGTCCGGAAATTTAAAGGATATGAATATAAACTTTCCATTGATACTTTCCAAGGTATGTGTATGGCACCTATGGTAACACAAACTCGTGCACCCATGATTATTGGGTTTCACATTGGCGGCAGAGCTGGAACAGGTTCCGGTTGTGCTGTTTCTGTCACACAAAACGAGATGTCTGCACTTAGTAGTGCTTACTATAGCAAACATGTTTCAGCTTTAGAAGTTATTAATGAAGGCACAGTTTATACTGAACATCTTGGTGTTGAATGGTATCAAGGTTCCCAAATTCACGAGAAATCGCCCATCAATTGGTTACCCGAACAATGTAACGTGCAATATTTTGGATCGTGTATAGGTCGAGCTACCTATTATTCTGATGTTGTGCCTACTCCCATTTGTGATTTGGTTACTGAAATTTGCGGTGCAGAACAAGAGTATTCTGGTCCTCATTTTCATCGGTGGAAGTCATGGTACGAAAGCCTTGTTTATTCTTGTGATCCCGCTATTGGTTGTGATACTGAAATCCTTGATTGGGCCGTCAACGATTATGCCAAACAATTGGAGTCCATTTTTTCCGTTGAAGGCATCATTGATACTGTAAACAAACTTACTGAAATTGAAATTGTTTCTGGTAAGGATGGTATCCGTTTTATTGATGCTATGCCACCCGGCACTTCTTGTGGATATCCTTTGGGAGGTGCTAAGAGAACACAAATAATTGAACTTGAGCCTAATGATGTTCATAATTGTCCACGTACTTTTAGTCCTAAAGTTTGGAAAGAAGTCGAACGCATGAAGGAATTGCATCGCCAAGGACAGCGATATTATCCCATGTTTAAAGCTTGCCTTAAAG